GCGCAATTTTTACTGGTTATATACAAAATAATATATTAACCATTACCCAATTAACGTCTGGTGGAATATCAATAAATCAAACTGTTACTGGTCTAAATGTGCCATCAAATACCACAATAACACAAATGTTATCTGGTGCTGGTGGTCAAGTTAATGAGCTTGGCACATATCTTTTAAATACCACATTTGTCAATCCTACGCCTACATTTACAGCATCTGTGTCTGGCACAACTTTAAACGTAAGCGCAATTAGCCAGGGTACGCTTGGAGTTGGTTGCGTTATTACTGGAGCAGGTGTAACTGCAGGTACAACAATTACAGCTCTTGGATCTGGTACAGGTGGCACAGGATCTTATACGATTAGTAATAGTCTAACGATCAGCAGCGAAGCAATGACGGCTACGCCAATACCTGTTAATTTTAATTCTTACTATCAACGCCCATTAGGTTTAAGATCTGCATTTGTCAGGGTTAATACTACTTCTAACGGTGCGCCTATAACTGGTGGTGGACTAGATTACCCAGTAGCGGTGCTCAATCTTGAGCAATACGAAATGATTGGTCTTAAAACGCTTAACGGTCCCTGGCCTAAAGCGGTGTATTATGAGCCAACAGAAACATTAGGTAATATTTATTTGTGGCCCAATCCATCACAAGGTCAAATGCACATATTTGTAGATCAGATATTTAGTCGGTTCACAACTATGTTTGACAACATCAATCTACCACAAGGCTATAGTATGGCGCTTAGGTGGTGTTTGGCTGAAAGACTAATGCCTATGTATGGCAAGGCTTCACCCACACAAATACAGATGATTATGAAGTTTGCTGCACAAGCAAAATCAACTGTTAAGCGCACAAACATGAATCCAGCAATTACTTCTACTTATGCAGATGCGCTTTTAGTTGGAAGACAAAAAGATGCTGGTTGGATACTTTCAGGAGGATTTTTTAGATGATTTATTTATTTATTTTGTTTTGTTTATTGCAATGTGCAGACATTTATACAACTTGGAAAGCATTAACTACAAATGTAGGACACGAAGCCAATCCAATCATGGCGTGGTTGTTTTCTGAAATAGGTTTAAAAGCAGGACTGATTGTTGCAAAAATTGCAATATGCGCTGTTATTTATTATTTTGTTACTCAAGATTGGTTATTGGCAATATTGGATATTGCTTATGCTGAAATTATTTGGAATAACTTCAAAGTATTAAAAAATGGCTGATTTTGGTTTTGTTGGTCCATCTTACGAAGCAGCATCCATTTACCAGGAGGCTCAAGAGTGCATCAATTTTTATCCTGAAATTGATCCTTTAAAACCGCCTGGTAGTCGGGGCGTAGTGGCGCTTTATCCAACGCCAGGGCTAACATCTATACTTCAATTAAATAATGCACCTGTGCGGGGTATGCGTACTCTTAGTGGTGGCAAATACTTAATTATTGTTTGTGGAACTTCTGTTTATTCTGTAACTTATGGAAGTGTATATACATCTAAACAAATAGGTACATTATCTACAAGCACAGGTTATGTGTCTATCACAGACAACATTATGACCAATACAGGATTAAATGCTTATATTGTTGATGGTGTTAACAGATATTATTGGGTTGCAGCTACAAATAGTTTTAATACTTTGCCTGCATCAGATGGACCGTGGCAAGGAGCTAATGTCTGTGATGTTGTAGACAATTACATTATTTACAATCAGCCTGGAACACAAAATTGGGCAGCGACTGATTTAGGATTGGTAACATCAAATAATGCTTATTATGGAACTAAAGACGGTGCTCCAGATCCGCTTGTATCTTTAATTGTTGACCACAGGCAGGTATTTTTGCTTGGAGAATTTACGGCTGAAATGTGGACCGATGTGGGTAACGTAATTCCAGGTATTATTAGTTTTCCATTCCAGCGGGTTAGCGGTACATCTGTGCAACACGGTATTGCTGCGCCTTTTAGCGTGGCTAGATTTGGAGAACAGTTTGCATTTGTAAGCCAAGATACAAGAGGTCAAAACATTATTGGTGTTATGCAAGGTTATTCGTTTAAAAGAATAAGTACCCATGCAGTTGAACAAACGCTAATGAACCAGTACATTGCGGATGCGGTGGCTTACACATACCAGCTCGATGGGCATGAGTTTTATGTGGTCACATTTCCAACAATCAATATTACATGGGTATTTGATCTGACAACAGATATGTGGCACAAATGGCTTTCATGGGATGGAGAGCAATTTAATCGTCATAGATCCAATTGTGGTGCAATATTTAATAATGTTTACCTTGTTGGTGACTATGCCAATGGTCAGATATACCAGTTAGACAATGCTGTATATACAGAAGCAGGCAACACAATTCGTAGGCTAAGACGTTGCCCACATTTGGTTACTGATTTACAACGGCAATATTTTGCTGAATTGCAGATCCAGTTTCAGCCTGGTGTTGGTTTAGAAGTGGGCCAAGGAAAAACCCCACAAGCCATGTTGCGCTGGTCAAATGACGGTGGTTCAACGTACTCTAACGAACATTGGTGTACGATTGGCGCAGTTGGAAAGTATAGGAACCGTGCTATTTGGCGCAGATTGGGCCAAGCCAGAGACCGTATTTATGAGGTTAGCATTAGCGATCCAGTAAAGGCGGTAATAGTAAGCGCTAACCTAAAGGCTGAAGGTGCTGAAAACTAATGGCAACTACAAATTCAAGCTCTAGCGGTAATATTATTTGGCCTAGAGTGCCATTTATTGACCCTACTTCGCAGCAACCTGCTTTGCCTTGGTTATTGTGGCTACAAAGCCCTAATTTTGTAAGTATGAAAACTGGGCAACAAACAATTCAGGGTAGTCAGGAAGTAACTGGAAATTCAGTAATTGACGGCAATGAGATTGTAAAAGGCACTTTGACTGCCTTGGGCGGTATATCAGGGGGTACATTTTGAATCATGCAGATATTTTCAACCAAATGGAAGGCCATTTTGAAGTTGATTTAGGCACAATCCATCATTTTTCTGATGGTTTGTATGCTAAACAAGCAAATATTCCCAAAGGTTTTATTGCTGGTCAACATATGCACAAATATTCACATTTGAGTATTTTGTGCAAAGGTAGGGTAATTTTGCGCACAGACGTGAGTGAAAAAGAGTATAGCGCTCCTGCCTGTATAGAGATAAAATCAGGGTTACATCATTCGATTGAAGCCCTAGAAGATTGTGTATGGTTTTGTATTCATGCTACAGACGAAAAAGATGCGTCTAAAGTGGATGAAATTTTAATTCAAAGGGGTTAATTATGGCTTTTGGCTGGATATATGGCGGTGCAGCGCTTTTAAATTATATGGGTAGTCAAAATCAGGCTAGTGCAGCTACGTCTGCTGCAAATACACAAGCGCAAGCTGCAGCAAATGCTCAAAATCAACTTCAACAAAATTTCCAAACTTTAGCGCCTAATTACACACCTTATATACAAACAGGCCAAGCAGGATTAAGCGCCCTAAATGCTGCAATGCCTAGTCTTACCCAGTCATTTGGTCCAGAACAACTTAAATCTAATCTTGCGCCAAACTATCAATTTATGCTTAACCAAGGTTTAGGTGCGCAAAACCAAGCATTAAATGCTGGGGGTGGTGGTTCTAATGTTAATATAGCAGGAACTAAATTTGCTGAAGATTATGCTTCTAATGCGTACCAAAACGCATTTAACAATTACCAAAATCAACAACAAAATATTTATAACAGATTATCTGGTATAGCAAATATTGGTCAAAATGCAGTATCAGGACTTTCTAACCTTGCCACAGGTAATGCCACAAACATTGCAAACCTTGGAGTTGGCGCTGCTAATGCTAGTGCTGCAGGACAAGTTGGAAGTGCGGCAGCACAAGCGCAAGGATATAACAGTATTGGTCAAGGTGCAATTTTGGCTTCACTTCTAAATCCTGCAAATCAAGGTGGTAATTACAATACTGCGCCAAGCGTAAATGCAAGTTCTGTACAAGCATAAGGATTAACATGGGAATAGCATCATTTCAACCACCAGTAACAACGCCAGTTAAAGGTACATCTTTAGCTGAAATGCTAGGCATGGCGCAAGGTGCGCAGGCATTGCAACAAGCGCAACAACTTAATCCATTGCAATTGCAAAAAGCTCAACTAGAATTACAACAAGCGCAATCAGTTAATCCTTTAGCATTGCGTAAAGCTACAGCAGAAACAGAACTAGCAGAAAAAACATTAAAACCATCTATTGAATCTAAAGAAGCTGAAGCTAAAAGATTGAAATTAGTTGCAGATCAAACTGGTGTAGATGTAACAAACCATTATGCCAACATTGCTCGTGGCGTATATGGTGGTCTTTTGACAGATCCAGATTTTGTATCTGGTAATTCTAAAAAAATGGAAGAAAAGCTAAACAAAGCTAAAACTTTCATAGAAGATCTTGGTATTCCAATGCACGAAAGCAAAATTCACGATAATTTAATTCAAACTGTAAAGCAAAATCCAAAAGAAGCATATCAGTTAATTAAGAATGGTGTGCAACAAGCTGGTACAAATGCAGAACAGTTTGGTCAGGTCAATGCGCCTGCACAGTACATCAATACTGGTCAAATGCAAGTGCCTATCTATCAATCACCATATCAAGGCGGTGGGCCTGGTAAAGTGCCTGCAATTCAAAACGTATTGCCTCCAACAACTCCAACCATCAACCCACAAGGGCAACCTGGTTATCTTGGCACACAAGGCCAACCAGGGTTTGTGCCAAGTGCTTTGCCTCCAAATGCAGGGCTTGGCACAGAGGATCTACAAAAGACATTTGCTGATGCGCAAACGGCAGAGGGCAGAATTGGTTTGTTGCAAAATATCAAAGAATTGGCTGGTAAGTCATTTACTGGTGTTGGTGGATCAAGAAAAGAGTTTGCTGCTGGATTGGCAAATGCAATAGGAATACCTGCATATGAACTAGAAAAAGCAAATACAGATGTATTGGCTAAAAACTCTGCTTTACTTGCGCTTACTGGTGGCAATACTGATGCTGCAAGGGCTTTGGCTGAGGCTGCAAATCCTAATAAGAAAATGAACCTTGAAGCCATTAAAGACGCATCTAATCAATTAATAGCGCAAGAAAGAATTAAAAAAGCAAAAGCTGATTTTATTAAGCCACATATAAATGACCCATTAACATTGCAAAAGAAACTATTAGATTTCTCAGCTGTTAATGATTTTAGATTGTTGCAGGAAATGACTCCGCAGCAAGTTAAAGAAATGAAGCAGAATATGTCTGCTGATGAAAGAGTTGAATTTAAGAGAAAACTAGATAAAGCAAGAGAATTAGGAATTGTAAAATAATGCCAACACTCGCTGAACTTTGGGATTCTGACGAAACAGGTTTAAAACCCGATTTAAGTAGTCGCCTGCAAGAAGCTAAAGATGCCTACAAAAAGCAATTTGGCAAAGACTTGCCTGTGACTAGCGGGTTTAGAACTTTTGAGCAACAAGCTGAATTAGCATCAAAGCCTAATAAGTATCCTGTTGCAAGGCCAGGCACCAGCGCACATGAAACTGGGGATGCAGTAGATATTGATTCTAGCGTTCCTACGGATTTTCTTAAACAGTTTGGTTTGCATCGCCCAATTGCAAATGATGCAGTTCACGTTCAAGTGATTCCAAGCGCCAAGGGTACACAGTCTTTGGCTAGTTTGTGGGACACAATTGACGTGGGTAATGAGCCTGCAGCAAAAGAAACTAAGGCAGAAAAATCATTGCTTGGCAAAGCGTTTGAGGAAAGACAAAAAGCCAAGGACATATTTACTGGTCTGGGTGAAGCAGGTCTTGCTGCAGCTTCAGGCGTAGTTATGCCTTTGGTTGCTGGAGCCAAGGGAATTATTCAAAGTATACCTCAAGCAATAGAAACAGGCCAAGCGCCTGCGCCAATAGCAGAAAAGATTGCATCTAAATTTTTACAAGAACATCCTGGCTATCAGCCATCAACGCCACAAGGCCAGGCATATATATCTAACCTACAAAAGGCTTTTGAGGCCTCCAAGTTGCCTCCAATATTGCCAGAGGTACTAGGACAAGTGCCAAGTGCAAAACCTGTTGCAGGCGAGATTAATGAGGCATTTCAAGCTGCTAAACAACTTAAAAAAGAACCTACTACATTACCTGTTGCCCAAACTCTTGGAGCACAAAACGCAGGCGCTGCGCAAACTGTTAACAAGTCTGTGCTTCAACAAGCTATTGCTGGTGCTACGCCAGAGCTTGCTGCAGAACTTAAAACAGTTAATCCTGCCGATCTAAACTCTAATGCTTTGGCTAGACATTTAGAAGCTGATTCTTTGCCAATTCCTGTGCGTTTGACTAAGGGCCAAGCGCTGCAAGACCCCAATATTATTTCTATGGAACGCAACGAGCGTGGCATAAAAGAGCAATATGTTGAGCATTTCAACCAGCAGAACAAAGATTTAATGGCTAATGCGCAAGCTATTAAGGAAAGAACTGCGCCTAATGTATTCACCACAGATTATGTAGATGATGCTGGTAATGCTATTGGTTTTGTCAATGACATTAAGAAAAACAATGTTGAGGCCACAAAATCAGCATATAAGAATTTAGAAGATTTAGGTGGTGGAAAGTTTCCAATTGATGCGCAGACATTTGGTAAAAATGCTTTGTCCGCATTGTCTAAGGGTGAAGAATCTGAGTTTTTGCCTGAAGTGTTCAAGCGTAGGATTGATGAATACGCAAGCGGCAAAAAAGAAATGAATTTCGACAATTTTGAGAATTTGCGTACACAAATTGCCAAAGCATCAAGGGCCACAGATGATGGCAACGTGCGCCATGCGTTAAGCGTTGTTAGACAAGAATTAGAAGATATACCTATGCCTGGCGCAACCGCTGAACTTAAGACTGCAGCAGACAACGCCAGAAGTTTGGCTAAATATGATTTTGAATTAGAAAACAAAAACGACTTATATAACAAAGTTGTTAATGGCAAAGCAGATACAAAAGATTTTATACAAAACTTTGTTGTACGGTCCAAGAATGCGGATTTCCAGAATTCACTTGATCTTTTAAAAGACAATCCACAAGCCATTGAGCATTTGCGTTCTGGCACATTAGATTATTTAACCCGTGAAGCCACAGATGCAAGCGGTAATTTCTCTACTGCTAAATTCAACAAAGCCATTAATAAAATGGATGTTGACGGCAAATTAGATGCGTTATTTGGTGGTGATTCCCAAATGATTCGCAATCTGGTTAAGACTGGTCAATACGTTGAATCTAGGCCAAGGGGCGCATTTGTTAACGAATCCAATACATTTGTTGCTGGTGCAAAGGCTTTGGCAGCATCAGGACTAGAAAAAGCATTAAACGCCACAACTGCCAACATTGTGCCAATTGGAACTATGGGTAGAGAAGCATTGCAAAATAGAGCAATTAAACAAGCAACCAAAGAAGCGCTAAAACCTGGCGCAGGCGTAAAACTATCTGACATAGGAAAACCATGAGTACCGATTCACCAATTGACATGTTTAAGTACGGCCAATTGGTCGCAACCGTTGAAACTCTTGAAAAGAAAATCGACAAACTTGAGGCATCTGTTTGCCAATTGGTTGAGCTTGCCAATAGATCCAAAGGTGGGTTTTGGGTTGGCATGATGGTCGTGTCTGGTGTTAGTTCGTTGGTTGGATTCTTAACGCATTACCTTACGGTGAAGTAAAATTGATCCTTTTACATTAGCAATGATGGCATTCTCTGCTGTAAAAAGCGGAGTTGCAGCCTACAAAGAAATCAAAGCTACTGGTGGCGAAGTAGTCAATATTGTTAATGAGTTGGGTGGAGCGCTTGGATCATTCTTTGATCACCAGGAGCAGGCGCACAAACATGCTGAAGCGCAGAAATTAAATCCGCCAAAGGGCAAGTCAATACAGTCTATTGCATTAGAGAATGTACTGCGAAAAAAGCAATTAGAACAAGCTGAGTACGATTTAAGGCAGATGTTGGTGTATCAGTCACCGCCTGAGCTTGGAGCAGTCTGGACAGAGTTTATAGCTGAAAGAACAAAGCTAGAAAACCAACAGAAACTTTTAGATGAAAAGTTAAAAAAAAAGACAAAGCTAACCAAAGAAGAAAACGTGAAAGTTTGGAGAGATGGAATCTTAGAATTGCAATCTGTATTGCGGTCTTCGTGGTTTTTTTTACAATTGCAGCGTTGATGTATCAGATTAATCTTGATTACAAAAGCAAGAAAAGCGGACAAGAGTGGCACATCATGTTCTTAAAACATTACTATGAAGACTCGACAAATGTAGAATGTGAGCATATTTTTCGTCAAACAGGCTATTGGCCTAAGTATTGTAAGGAATGATATGGACTGGTTAAAAAGTATAGCGCCCACAATTTTTACTGCCATCGGTGGACCGCTTGGTGGTTTGGCGTATGAGGCGGTGTCTAAAGTCTTAGGTGTGTCTCAAGATGATGCTAAGACTATGCTTGAATCTAACAAGTTAACTGCAGACCAGATTGCTGCGGTTCAACAAGCTGAGATTGCATTGAAAGCTAAGGCGCAAGAACTTAACTTAGACTTTGAAAAACTAGCAACTGAAGACCGTGCATCAGCTCGAGCGCTGCAAACTGCTACACACAGCTGGATACCGCCATTCTTGGCCTGCGGAATTACAATTGGTTTCTTTGGTATTTTGTATGCGCTTATGACAGACAAGGTAACAAAGTCTGACGAGTTGATGATTATGTTGGGTTCGCTGTCAACTGCTTGGACTGGCGTGATTGCGTTTTATTTTGGTAGTTCATCTGGTAGTCAAAAGAAAGACGAGATGCTACATAATTCTTTAATGGCAAAATGATTAATTCTAGAAATCTAGATGATTTACTTCCTAATGTTAAAACAAGAGTTGAGAATTTTATCAAGGCTTGCCAGGTTGCAGGCATTGATATTTTGGTCACTTCTACATACAGGGATAACGCTAGTCAGGATGCACTTTATGCGCAAGGGCGAACGACTGAGGGCAAGATTGTCACAAACGCCAGAGGAGGTGATTCTTTTCATAATCATCGGTGCGCTGTGGATATTGTGCCTTTGGTTAATGGCAAGCCAGACTGGGATGGGTCACATCCAGTTTGGGCCGAAGTAGGCAGGATTGGGCAGGAAAACGGATTAGAGTGGGCTGGTGCCTGGAAGACGTTTAAGGAATTAGCGCACTTTCAGTACACAGGCGGTTTAACAATAGCACAACTTAAAGAAGGCAATGCAATAGCATGAACAATTTTAAAATCGAAGGTAAATCTTATCCATCAACTAAATCGCATTATGTGGTTTTGCGTGAGCACGAAAAGAAAACTGAGCACGAGTTGCACAGGCTTGAGGACAAGCTAAAGAAGCACGAGCACTTGCCAATGGATAAGGCTCACCCAGAAGCTAAATAAGGCTTTTACGGTAGGCTTCATAGGTTTCTGGTACTGGCACATTCTCAGGCCACAAATTCGCCTCATGAAGCCTATAAATCGTTTTTAGGTGTGCTCTTTGCCAAAAGCGTTCCTTTTCTTTTTTGCTATAAATTGAGCCTTGGTCCAGGTCTGTATGGCAGATATAGCAAAGCGCAGCAATCATATTGTCATCTGCTTTAATTGCTTTGCCTTTACCATGTGCGCCTTGGTTACTGTGCGCTGCGACAATAGTCCCATCATCTGCGCCACACATCTGGCAATGTAAATATCTGCAATTGTCTAGCAATTTACGACTGCGGATATATTCACGTTTGGGGTTTGGTGTCATCTAATTCAATACCATTTGTTGCGCACCAGCAATACAACCATTCTACAAATTGCGATGCCTGTTGCTGAGTAAATTTACGAGACTGTATACCTAATTGAACAATTCTCTGACTATCTAAGCTCGGCACGACTTTACCGCCTGCAAGCCCTGTTTCTGAGGCAAATTGGTCTATTAAAAAGCGCTTCCAACTCTCCTCATCCCATTGTGCGCCCAAATGCTTGGCCTGCTTTGCAATCTCTGCAATTATTGCGTGATATAGTTTATTTTGATCGTTAGAGCGAACTGCATCAATAATTTCTATGGTTAATTCTTTACCGCTATTGAGCGCCTCTAGCACTTTAGGCCAAATGCGGACCATCAGCGCTCTGGCCTGCGGTTCCGAAGTTAATTTAAATTTCATGCAAAAATGTATACAAACTTAGGACAACATTAGGTTCAGCATTCTTAAAGCGCTATCTGGCGAATCAACCAGGCAAAACGGTCCTCCTTTCCAGTTTTCAGCAAAATGCTGTTGATTTTCGTTAAAGCCTTTCTTTCCATAGGCGCTGTTGGGGTTCTTTACCTCCATTAGCATGGTCTTATTGTTGTATCCAATCAACAGATCGCAGGGATCGTCCAAGTAATAGACGGTTGCGCCTCTGGCCCTTAGCGCCTCGACTATATCTTTTTCGCCTACGTCCCTACGAGCTGCTTTGCGCATTTTTTTGTTCCTGTATCTTATTTTTTACGTCTTCCGCTAACCTTGTAAATAATACGTTACTTTGCATCTTTTGCTTGACTTGATCTCGAATAAATTCAACCCAGCCAGGCTGCTGCGCCAGGTGCGCATACAGCTCTACAGTATCATCGTACATTTCGTCAAACTGGTCCATCTTTGACAATCCATTTGCGCATAGCATTGGTATTTCTATAGCCAAGCGCCTTGTAAAGCCTGGGCATTTCGTGTTTTAAAGATTCTTTTACTTTAGGCAAGCGTTCTTTAATACCGTATTTTGCTTCTAAAAGCTCTGCATTTTCAGGCCAAGGCGGTACTGGCTGCCATATTGTTTTAATTTCCACGACCAATCCCCTTAATTTTTTCTCTAATGTGCTCAGGCATGGGCACAAAATTCTTGCGTTCCTCATCCAGTTTAACCAGGTAAGGATCACGTTCTTGGACCATTACGCTTGTTTCAGGTATCTCTGCACCGTCCCAGCGCTGCTGGTTAAGGTAAACCAAGGGAGCTGGTATAAAAGCGCCATTATCCTTGCGCCAATCATTCGTAGTCTTCATCCATTCCACATGTTTAATTATTTGGTCTGAACAAGCGTCACAGTAGTATTTCTGCCATTTTTTTAAACATTCTGACTTACCGCCCTTGCGAGTTGATTTGGGCCAGGCTTTCCAAAAATCTTCAAATGTCATTTCTTGTTTCTCCATAGGTTCTACTAGGGTGGATAGTACCATTCCCTCTCCAGCTATATTGTTATTCATCATAATTAATCTTAAGTTATCTACACAAAAAGCCCAAGTGCGCTTGACGGATTTATTCGCTTATACAACTGGCCTAGTTTATTCCACCTGAGTTACCAATTGCTTTACCAGTACCTAAATCAAGTCTGGTCACGTTTTGCTCTGGGGTGTATCAGAGTGCGGTGTTTTGTCCCAAGCCGTCCATTCAAACGCTCTGCTCCGTGTGGGGTACGATTGCTGTGCACAATAAAAAAGCCACTTAAAAAAGTACCTTGGTCGAACTCCCCTCGTTTTTCACGTTAGGGACAAGATACTTATCTAAGTGGCTAAGTCATTGCGTTCGACTGCAATGATCGGATTATACACAATTTCTTTGTAAAAAAGGGTTTGTAATTATTAATTTTGGAGTTTTTTCTGTTTTTCTTTCTTTATTTTTTCTAATTTTTACATTTTTCATATCTAGAGCTATTCCATGACCTCGCAAACCATTACAACTATGACATACAGGAACAACATCAAGAGGTTTGTTGTAATCTCTATGATCGTAAAATTTTGCTTTTTTACCACAATCAACACAATTATGTTCTGATACAGGTTTTAATTTACCTTTTTTAATAGCTTGGTGTACTGCAGAATGTGCCCTATTCTTTCCTAATTCGTAACCAGGCCCACAAAGATAACAGGCAGTACTTAACCAACCAGGCTCTAATATTAAATTTTCACAAACATGGCAATATTTAGTCATTTTTTTGGTTTTTTTAGAAATATTTTTGGATATGCCAATTTAATAGAAGCTGGTATTCCTCTAGTCATCCAATTGTGTACTCTTTGTTTACTTAAATTAAGATGTTTAGCTAAAACGCTTGAACCGCCCAATTGAATAATTAAATCTTTGTCGTTTTGTATATTTGTGTTCATAGTTGTATTTTAGTTAAAAACAGCAAATAGTCAACAAATTGTGTATTATTTTTAAACAAGTTGTTTACTTTATGCAAATTTATACTATACTTCAATCATCAGCACACAACTGATATCAAGTAAGTTTAGATAAATTAAGGAAAATTATGAATGATAGAAATTATTTTGACCCCAGCATACAAGACGAAATTGATGCACTACAAGCTGCAGTCAACTTTCAAACTCTTAGGTACAACCTCCTACGTCACAACCCAGACTGTCGTGACCCTGATCACCCAGGATGTGAACTTTGTGAGGAGTCAGATTATGAATGACACAACTCGCAAGTTTCCTCGCACTTTAGCAGAGGCATTCCCAGATTCACCACAACCTAATTTTGAGACTACTATGGACAAAGAAGACAAGATCGTTATTACAGCTGCAGCAATCATTACGGTTGTTATTATTATTCTTGGTTACTTGGGGGTTCTATGAACGTCAATGACCTATTAAAACTTAACGTAAACGACCACACAGAGCGCAAAGGTAACCTTACATACCTTAGCTGGGCTTGGGCATGGGCGAAGGCACTAGAGGCCGATCCTGCTGCAACCTGGGATATACAAATGTTCAACGGCAAGTGCTTCATGGAAATCAATAGCACAGCTATGGTGTTTGTGACTACCCAGCTGTTTGGCAAATATATGACTTGCCAACTTCCAGTAATGGATCACCGCAACAAGGCTATTCTTAACCCAGATGCGTTTCAGATCAATACTGCCATCATGCGCTGTATGACTAAATCATTGGCCTTGCATGGTATTGGCCTATATATTTACGCTGGTGAAGATGTACCGAAGGGTGAAGAACCTGAATCTACGGTTAACGAATCTGAATTATTGGATTACATGGCGCTGTTTGAGGAGTGCGTGACCATTGAGGCATTACAAAAAGCATTTGTGCAAGCTATTGCTGCAACAGATGGGGATAAAGAGTGGCAAAAGAAACTTATTGTTAAAAAAGACGAAATCAAAAAGAAACTTGGGAGTAAAAAATGAAAGAAAACATTTTTAGACTTGATTTAAGAGACTATTTTGCAAGCCAGGCCCTTATCGGTATTATCTTTGGTCGCAAGACAGTTAACAAAGATGTTATTGAATTGTCCTACAAAGTTGCAGATGCAATGCTTGTAGAGCGTGAGTTTAAAAAGATTGAGCCTAGGGGCATAAATGGGGGTGTTGATGAGTGATATTGAGCAAGGCACAGACGAATGGTTTGCTATTCGCTGCGGAAAAGTAACGGCATCCAGAGTTGCGGACGTAATTGCTACGACAAAGTCAGGTTACTCTGCCAGTCGTGCCAATTATGAGGCGCAACTTATTTGTGAGATTTTGACTGGCAAGCCTGCGGAATCTTACTCAAATGCTGCAATGGCATGGGGCACAGAGACAGAACCACTAGCCAGGGCGCAGTACGAGCTGAAAACTGGCGAAATGGTCAACCAGGTTGGGTTTGTTGTGCATCCAATGATTGAACAAGCTGGTGCATCTCCCGATGGTTTGGTTGGAAGTGAAGGCCTCATAGAAATCAAATGCCCCAACACCAGTACGCACTTAGATACACTATTGGCGCAAAAAGTACCAAGCAAATACATTACTCAAATGACTTGGCAAATGGTTTGTACTGGTCGTAAGTGGTGCGATTTTGTGAGCTATGATCCAAGACTGCCAGAAAACCTGCAGCTCTTTGTGCAGCGCATCGAGTTGGACGAGGATTACGCAAAGAAACTGCAGAATGAAGTAGTTATGTTTTTAGCAGAAGTAAACGAAAAAGTAGAAAAATTAAGGAAAATTAATGTCTAAAGTAACGCAAGAAGTGACAGCTGTAGTGGGTAAATACAAAGACCAAAATGGTCAAGAAAAGAACCGCTATCAGCGAATTGGGTCCATTATTGAGACAAAAAACGGTCCGATGCTAAAGATTGACACCATTCCTGTGTGTGAGCCTGCTTGGTCTGGATGGGCATACTTGAATGAGCCAAGAGAGAAAAAGCCTGTAGATGACATAGGTTTCTAAGTTTAGGGCGGTAATGAGGGTTAGCGCCTCATGTCAAATAACTACTTCGTCAGTTGTTGGAAAATGGAAAACGCTGCTTTATGCGGACCGCCCATTTTTTTAAATTAAGATAAATAAAGGTAAATTATGAAAACATTTAATATATTTCAAGAGTTGAGTGAAATGGTTAGTCGTGGATTTGCTAGGGCAACAGACCCTGATACATCCAAAGAAGCTGCCCTAAGCATTGATGTGACCAACATGGAAAAAGTTGTACTAGATGCCATTAAAGCGTTTCCTGAAGGGTGTATTTTGGAGGAATTAGAAAAGCATTTGCCTAATGTAAGGCCAAGCTCAATATCTCCCAGGCTTAGACCACTTATGCGCAAAGGCTTGGTGATAGACACATTCAAAAAGCGCCCAGGATCTAGTGGCAGAAATCAACGTATATTAAAGGCGGTCGTATGAAATATTTAATTCCAATACTTTTATTAGCTGGTTGTGCAACTCAAGCGCCAAGATTAGATGCGCCAGTACAGCCTACTTACACAAACCCTCCGATTGTGCCTATTCGTGTAGATCCACAAGCGCAGCAGATGAGCCGTAATGAGGTTATACAAGCCTCAATGGAGTGCGAAGCTGGAGGTATGCGCCCAGTTCCAGTAATGAGCAAACGCATGATCTCAGGCATGATGTCGGACATTATTATTGATGTCCAATGTATGCCTAAACGTCAAGCAATGTTTTGAAGGGGACAAGAATGACTAAAGATACAGCGGTACAAATACTTTTGGAACACTTTAGCGAAGGTATGGTACGCACAATTGTTGATGCTATTGCTGAAGATGAACGTGAGGCGTGTGCAAAGGTGTGTGATGCTATGGATAGCATAAGCGATTACTACACATTAAGGGTTGAGTTAGTTTGTGCTCAAGCTATTCGTGCAAGGGGTAAATAATGGGTGATATGGCTGAAGTGTGGAAAGATTGGAAAGAATACAAGAAAGAACGTAAAGATCGTTTAGGAATGCCATGCCCTGATTGCACTATTCGTTTGCCAAAGGCTCAGCCAAAGATTCTTATGCCGAATCAGAAGTGTTGGTGTGGTTATGTTGATAAAAGAAAGAGGGGACAAGAATGACTAAAGAAGAAATAATTGATATGGCTAAAAAATGTGGTTGGAATAATCCAGCCATAAATATGAGTCCTTTATACGAATTTGCGAAACTAATAGCAGAAAAAGAGCGTGAGAAGTTTTGCGCTGTACTTCGGCAATTACATGATTCATATTCATTGACAAGCGATTCAAACGCCATCAGAGCAAGGGGACAAGAATGAAGATTAGGGTATGGCGCAGACAGATGACCAGAAGGGACACAGGTTTTGTAAAGTCAGTAAATAGATTGATGGATTTAATGGCATATCACTCAAATAAACTTTCAAAGCAATTACAAGACATTTATACAAACTCTTTACAAGCAAGGGGACAAGAATGACTAAAAATGCGCCAAAGCAAGAGCAGGGTGAGCCTAAAGAATGGATGAGTCTGACAGATGAGGAAATAGAAAAAGAATGGTTTAAAACTTTTAGTCCTGAACCTGGTATTGGAAAAAATGTAACAAATGGTATATATGAATTTGCTAACGCAATATTAAGAAAGGCACAAAGTAAATGAAACATAAAAATTATGACGTAATAGTGGCATGGGCAAACGGTGAAAAGATCGAGTATTACAGTCCAAAAAATGGCTGGATAGAAGTGTATGGCGCTTGCCCAAACTTTAATGGGTCTGTGCAATTTAGAATTAAGACAGAACCGCAGGACTTTGCCATATCTGCCAATGTTATTTTTAATCAAAAAACTACTGGGGAATACTTAGAGTTTTCTAAATACGGCACACAAAATGTTGAATTTATCTTTGATGGTGTAACTCAAAAGTTAAAAGAGGTTAAATGCTTAATATCTTGACGATTGTGTCAATACTACTATTGGGTGCATTTACATTCTTTATAATTCTTTTGTTGTACTTATACTTTGAAATATTTGTAATTAAAGATAATGAAACTTTCACAAAACCCGATTAAGATTTACTAGCAATTTTGCAAATGAATATGGGGAATGTAAATGTATCACAATCTTGTTATTGAAGGCGAAGATTTCAAATTAGAAGTTGAGTCAGCAGACTTTGAGTTTATTGCTGCAATTCAGGCTTTTGTAGCTGAAATGGTTGCTGAGTCTGAGGCAGAATACGAAATCGTTTGGAATGACGAAGAAGAAGAAGACGAGGAGTAAAGATTAACCTTGTAATTTAATATTTAGAATATCCCATTGATAAAGGGAAGGTCGGGGTGAAAATCCCCGCTAGGTTATCTAATATTGCTTTACATTAATAACTTCGCCTCTGAACTGAATGGTGTCCTGTGTATGTACCATTACCAACTCAGGCATCAATAAAACGCCATTAACAAATGTGAGTATTGCAAAACCAGAGCGCCAGTTAACAGGGTTTTGCTCTAAGTAATTCTCAAACTGTGGGCCATATATGTCTGCTAAAGTGCCTGTATCCACACCATATCGAACGCCATTGTAGTCAACGTAAGGTGTAACTTTAAGACTGTGTAAGTGGCCTGTAACCATTGTTACACCCGATTGAGCTGTATTGTTATGCGTTGCATGTACTCCGCCTTTATTGCGGTGTTTAACTATTACTTGATCATTCAACCAAACGGACCAGCATTTTTTCCATTTCTGAAAATGGTCAGACAACTTAAATCCTGTGGTGTGCTCAAATTGGGGCGCATTGGCAGCTAAATATGTCTCAAACC